AGCAACTGCTGGACCTGATGAAGTTTGCCAGTGGGGATATCAAAGACATAATCAAGCAACTGTCTGATGACTCCAAGCAAAAGGGTTTCCAGACGGCTGTCGAAAATATGTTCCAGTACAACTTCGTGCAGGCATCCGGCGCGGGTACGTCTTTTGATTCAAGGCTGCCGGAAGACCCCCGTGAGCGGGCAGGCTTGATGCAGAAAGTCGATGATATGCTCGGAAAGTTTCGAGACGGAAACCTGATTGAAGTTCAACCACAGCCACAAGAGGACGCGAGCGTTGCAGACAGCAGCCCCACCACCAACGACCCCGACTCTGTCGGCTGAGGATAAGCTCGCGTTTGAAATCGCGCAGCGTATCTTTGCCGAGCAACAGGTTCTGGGTGCCTCGTCAACCCACGAGGAGCTTACGGGCAAGGACTACCGGCTCCATCCGGTCGGGCCGGAGCAGTTCTTGACGGATGACGCCTACGCCGGGAAGTACGGCTCCGGGCTATACAAGCTGTGGCGAGAAGAGTTGATCTACGTCCTTGAACCATCCAACGGGGTCACAGAATGGATTCTGTGTCTGGCTGGTGATACGCAGGTTCCTTTACTGGATGGTACTCAATCCTCTTTGGAAGAGCTTTACGCGAAATGGAAGTTGTCACCCGAACCGTTTTGGGTCTACTCGGTCGACCAGAAAACGGGGGAAATCGTTCCGGGTGAATGTACGAGAGTGACGAAGTTTGCAGACGATAAACTCTTCAAAGTGACTCTCGATGACGGCTCTACTTTTCGGGGGAATGCCGATCACGAAATGGTGATGCGAGACGGTACGAAGCGGAAGATTCGGGACTTACAATCTGACGACCGTTTGATGCCCTTCACCACAACAGTAAAAAAGATGGAAGGAAAACGTCTGACGGGTTACGAGCAGGTGTACTTGCCGGGGCCACAGAAATACGCTTACACACACCGAGTCGTAGGGCGTATGCTCGCAGGGGGTGTTTGTCCAAAATCCGTGGATGGGGACAGAGCGGTGCTGCACCACATAGACATGGTGAAAAGTAATAACGCACCGGAGAATTTGAAGTGGATGGGGTGGTCTGCACACCGAGAACTCCATCGGTTTGAGAAGTCTCCCGAACATTTAGCGACTCTTTCAAGGCTGGGTACTGAAAGAGCTACCGACCCTGATTCTGCTTTCCGTCGAGGGCATCAGAAATTTATGCAGTCTGGCGAAGGCAAGAAACTATCTCGATGCAACCTGTCGAAGGCTGACGTCTCAAATGCTGAGAGAAAACGTCGGGGTGATAAGGGGAGAAAAAATAGGTGGGCGGACCCGGAGCAGCGTCGAGCAGCTTCGGAGAGAATGAGCAAGAGAAATGTCGGTAATCAGTACGGAGCAGGTGAGCGAAATCACCGTTTCCGGGAAGACGTGACTGTCGAGTCGATCTATGAAACGTACCAATCGTGTGAAAGGTTACAGGATTTATATGACGAACTGGGGTGTAACCGAAAAGTAGTGGTTCGCGTGCTTGATGAGTCAGGGTTGACGCTGGATGACTTGAAGGCCAATTACCAAAACCATCGGGTCGTGTCCGTTGAGGAAGACGGAGTCGAACCTGTTTATTGCTTGACCGTCCCAGAGTGGGAGAACTTCGCGATTTCGACCAACGGACGTTGCGGCGTGTTCTCTGGAAATACGGGTGCGATTGGTCTGGGTAAGTCCACGATCGCTGCTTTGGCGATGTGCTACAAGCTGTACCGCATCGGCTGCCTGATAGACCCTGCTTCGTTCTTTCGCCTGATGGCGGACTCCGGGATCGTGTTTGGTGTTTATTCCCTGTTCAAATACAAGAGTCAGGACGACAACTACGGTCTGCTGAAAACGATGATTGATGGCATTCCGTTTTTCAAAGACAACTTCCCGCGACCGAAGCATCGCTCGCCGTCAGCCGCTGACACGCTTGAGTTCCCAAATCGCGTATCGGTCATCGCGGGTTCGACGGAATTACACGCGCTCGGCCTCAACTTGCTTTGCCTGTTGATGGACGAAGTCAACTTCATGAAAGAGGTTGAGAAAAGCGGCACCGCGACTCGGACGTCTGCTCTCTCGGCCAAGGTGTCTCAAGCGCAGGAACTTTACACTGCATCACTTCGGCGTCTTGAGTCTCGGTTCCAGTTCAAGGGCCTGACACCCGGTCTGATGATCCTGATTTCATCCCGGAACGCAGAGTCGAGTTGGCTCGAACTTCACATGCAGGAGTACGCTGACGCCCCTCACGTCCACGTCAGTGACTACTCGCTTTGGGAAGTCAAAGCTGAGGTGATGGGTTACTCCGGGAAACGGTTCTTCGTTGAAGTCGGCGACTTCATGCACCCCAGCAAGATCATTGAGTCACCACGAGACGCGAGGGCTGACGCCGCTGTTGTCTCCCCACCTGTTGAACACTTAGACGAGTTTGAACGAGACATTGAAGGTGCGCTGCGGGATATCGCGGGTGTTGCAAATATCGCTGTGGCCCCACTCATTCGGCAGCGGGAGTCGTTGAAGGCAGCCATTGACCCGAAACTCTTCCATCCGTTTACGGCTCAGCAGTTCCCGATTTCACATCTGGATGACATTCCAATTTCGAGGTTCTTTTTGCCTGAGCAGGTCATTCAGATCAATCAGTCGTTTCCCCGGCCCCGCCTCAACCCGACCGCTCCCCGGTTCATCCACGTTGACCTTGCGGAGTCTCAAGACGCTGCGGGTATCGCGATGGGTCACGTTTCTGACATTGTCGGGTCCAACCCCCGAATCACTATCGACTTCAAATTGAGGCTGTTGGCCCCCTCTGAGGGAGAGATTGACTTCTCCAAGATCATCGATTTCGTGCTGTACCTGTTCGGTGAATGCGGATACCCTATCAAACGAGTGAGTTTTGACCGTTTTCAGTCCACTCACTCTCGACAGATTTTGACAAAGTTGGGGTTTGAATCTCCTCATTTTTCTGTGGACCGTACCGACGAGGCTTACATCGTTCTGCGATCCACGCTTTATGAGGGTCGACTGTCCACGTATGATTACCCTCCGTTCTTCGACGAGCTTGCGAAGTTGATTCATGATGTGGTGAAGAAAAAAGTTGATCACCCACAGGGCGGATCGAAAGACTGTTCTGACGCCGTTGCGGGGGTGGTCGCTCAACTCACGGAAGCGATAGGAACAGACAAGACAATCCAAGCACATTCTGGCGGTCAGATGATTACGCCCGAACCCGTGAAAAGTTTGCAGGAACGTCTGGAAGAGACAGGCGCGATGGCGACGGCTGCCAGTGCAGGAAAATTGGTCTAGGCTTCCCCCAAACGGAGATCAGATAAATGGACATGCTGACGCTTAATCCGACAGGAATCCTGAGTAAGATATTCGGGCAAGACACCCGCCGTCCGACGCCCCCTTCTTGGATTCCTGCTGGTGCAGGCGCTGGTGGTGACGCCGCTGGTGGTCCGACCGCGTTTACGTGGGACTGGTATCGCTATCAACTGGAGCTTTCGCAGGAACGCCTTGACCTGTACCGCGACTACGACGAGATGGATCAAGATGACTTGATCGCAAGCGTTCTCGATGCGGTTGCCGAAGACGGCACACAACGGGACTTCATGTCCGATCGCATGATCTGGATCGAGTCCACGAACCCCCAGATTGAGGAGATGGGGAACGCGACTCTCGACCGCCTCAACGCCGACGATCATGCTCCGGGTATCATCCGGGAGACAGCGAAGTACGGGGATTGCTTCGAGTTCTTACACCACCAACGCGGTGTTGGAGTTGTTGCTCACGAGTACGTCCAGCCTCACGTCGTCTGGCGTTACGAGAGAGCCGGTCGCCTGTCCGGGTTCTCTATGTCTGAGCAACCCATCCCGGACCCTGAAAACATGATGCTGCCTTGGCAGTTCTGTCACTTCCAGAGGGTCGGTGGTCGTCGCTACCCCGGCGTGTCTTACGGTGACGCTTGGATTCGCCCCGCGCGTCGACTGTACCGCAAGATGCGAATGGTCGAAGACGCAATGATCATGTATCGCATCCGCATGGCTCCTGACCGCGACGTCTACTACATCGACGTCGGCACGGCCCCCCCGGACCAGCAAGTTCAAATCGTGAAAATGTGGAAAAGGCTGTTCAAGAAAAACGTCAGCTACGATCCGAACTCTGGAATCCTGAAGGGCGAAGTCAATCCTTTGGCCTACGACGAAGACATTTTCTGGCCGACGAAGGAAGGCAATAACTCGCGAGTCGAACGGCTGTCCGGCTCATCTAACGTCGGTGAAATCTTCGACGTGGAATTCTTGGTCAACCGGATGTTCTCAGCCCTTCGCGCACCGAAAGAATACTTCGGCTTCGGTGACGGCGGAGCGTTCGACCGGGGCAAGAGTCTGGAGCAACAGGACATTCGATGGGCGCGTGGCGTAAAGGCTGTGCAGCTTGCTTGCACACGCGGTTACGCGAGGATGCTGCAAATCGATATGGCCCTCAAGGGTATTGATCCAACAATCAAGGGTAACGAGTTCACGGTGAAGATGACGCCGGTCTCTGCGCTTGACGAGATTCAACGAGCCGACTTGTACGACATTCGGCTGCGGTCGATGGAAGGTCTGACTCGTTTAGTCTCTGACGTGCAAAGTCTGGACAAGACGGCGTGGTTCAGGTTTTTGCTGGAGAAGTTCGGCGGGTTCCGGGAAGGTT